CTTCTTTTTTTAAATTTTTTACATAATTCATTTGTTTTGCTTTTTTTTCCATCGATTCGATGTAATCTATAATTTGTCTATTAATGCGTCCCGTTGCCATTTGCTCTTACCTTATCTTTCAGGGCTTCAAGATCTTCTAAAACCTTTTCCTGATTTTTTTGTAAAAATTGTATGTTTACTTTATTGTGCATCATATCTTCAATTCGTGTTTCAATCTGTTCTACAGATTTATATAAATCTTCCAATAAAAATAGTTGTTCCTGGTCGACGGGGACCTGTTCACTTTTTTTAAGTAAATCATTTTCAAACAACTCACGTGAAGTCTCCAGTGATACCAACCTGGCCGTCAACTCTGTGTATGCGAACACGCCGGCTGCAACGAGCAAAATCAGAGAGGCAACCGTCTTCATCGGCATCTGTACAGCTGCTTCTTCTGATATATTTAATGGTTTTTTACTCATTTCTTTTTCCTCATGTAATAATCTCCAGGTTCATAGTTCCATTTTTTACCATGATGTCCTCTTATATCTGCATACCACATTCGTAATCTTACTATCCATTTACGTACAGGTCTAGGCATCTTTTTTCTTTTTCTTGCCACATTTACATCTTGGTCCAGCTAATTTGTTAGCTATCCACTCACATAAATCATCTAATTTACCAAACGCGTTATATAAAAATCTATCTAACATTTGGTTTTTTCTTTGGTAAAATTTCTATTTTAATTTCTTTATCCATTTTTTCTAATTCTTTTGTCATTCTAGCTTCTTCTTTAAGTCTAAGTTTTTCTGCTTTTTTATCAGCTTTTTCTCTATCTTTTATACGTTTAACGTATGTGTTATAATCTGGTCTTTCATGACCATATTTAGCCCACAATGACATAGCTTCAGCTCCAATTTTACCATCAATAGGGCAAACAGTTCCTGCTTGTTCCATAGCTTCAAATACTCTTTCATCTTGACACAAAATTGCAACGGCCGCTACACGCATCCCGAAATCATTTAATATTCTAGATAGTTTTAATCGTTCACAATTTTTATCAATAAAATGTTTTCCGCCGCTGATACCAAGTCCAAATGTTTGCACACCAAGTGATCCACCTACTGCACATACATCTTGTGTCATAGAATTGTATGATGGTGCTGATGATGTTGGTGGTGCTGATCTTATATTAGAATTAGATGTTGAATTAGTTGTTGTGTTAGATGATGATCCAGACTGATATGTAGTTGCACCTCCAGTATACCCACCTTCAATACTTGTGTTAGACCCACTTACGTTCGTTTGTGTTTCTGCAGAATATCCTGGCTTTACACAAAATGCTAACAAAGTCATTAGTATGATTAATACACCTGTAAAATAATAATTCATTTTGCTTATCTCCATTATTTTTCGTATACAACCTCGTTTTCCCATGTCTTGTCTTCGTCTTTTGTACTACAAATACATTTAGTGCATTCACAAATGTCGATATGTGAAATATCTTCACAATGACAATCGTGTTTACAATCTTCACATTTACTCATATTAACCAATCCAGCTTTTAACAATATTTGTTAACCAATCCCAAACTTTTCTAATTGGTCTTACAATCCATTTTTTAATCATTTTTCTTCTCCTCTATTTCGTAGAAAAATTTATCCGTGTCTTCAGTTTGCCATTTACCAGAATCTTCTACGTTCCACTCTGATGTTTGTACCTTCCAATCAGGGATATTATCTTTTACAGTAAAAGAAGGTAGGTCCCATATAATTCTATTGTTAGGTTGTGCTGCAAAATTGCCATCGTCTAAAGCAATAATGTGTGCGCACTTATGTTCGTGCGGTATTTCCGAATGTTCGGTGTCGACTATATTACTCTCTGGATGTGCAAAGTCAACGGTAAAGAGGTAATTACCATGATGCCATTTCTTATCTTTTCCTATATACTTACCGTGTTGCCCACTTAAGATATCATAAGTAGTAACAGCAGGGTAATAACTAAAGCTATTCCAAAGTTCCAATTCATCAAGTCTCTTAATGGGAACAGTTGATGGTTCATAATCACGTTGAATAAAAGCCGTAATTGGCAAACGATAAAAGACTGCACCGTTCTCCATAATTGCGTGCCATAAGATAGCGCGCCCTGTAATACAGCTAATGCCAAAGACAATACAATCTTCAACTTCTCCATGATGTTTTTTATTGTCATATAGATACTCCTTTCTTATCTGTGCATAGATTGGTGGTATGTTTGCATTTAAATATGCCATAATAATTATCCATTTATTTCTCCCCAGTTATCACCTGATTCATAGTCAACTTTATTAGGGATTTTTAATTTAACAGCATTCTCCATAATCTCAATAATTTTTTTAGCTTGCTGTGGTGATTCTACAGAAATATCAAGTTCATCGTGTATCTGTATGTGTGGTATAACGCCTTCCTTGTATAAATCTAACATGGCTTGTTTCGTCATATCTGCTGCAGATCCTTGTATTAATTTGTTTAATGCTTTGTAAGTAAATGCTCTTCTTATATTTGGTTTTATATTTTTTAATATTTGGTCTTCTGTAATTTCACCTAACTCTAATTTATATTTTTGTTTCTCTTTTTCTTGTGTACTTTGTTTTAATACAGAAGCTTCTTTAGCTTCTGCTTCAGTCATAGGTGGACTAAATACCCCAGGATTATATTCATTTAATTCCCATTTATCAAATCTACATTTTCTACCAAGTAAAGTTCTAATATATCCTGAAGCTGATCCAGATTTTGAAGTGTTATTCATTAAATCTTTAACGAATGGAACACGATTGTGGTATTTATTAAATAGTTTTTCAGCTTCATCTTTTGTTGATAAACCTAATTCTGCTTGTAGTTTAGCTTTACCCATACCATAAAATAATCCAAGGTTAATTGTCTTAGCTTGTGTTCTAGAAATGTCTGCCATGTCTGCTACAGTTTGGTGAAAGTCTACTTCATTATTATTAAATTCATCTACAATTCTTTTTACCTCTTCTTCTTGACGAAGTTTTTGACTTGATGCTGCATAGTGAACTACTAGTCTTGGTTCTTGTTGTGAGTAATCGAAACAACCCCAGGTATGTTTTTCTTCTGGTATAAATAATGATCTTATCATTGGCCCTAGCTGCTTGTTTCTCGCTGGGATCTGCTGTAAATTTGGATTCGAGTATGAGAATCTACCAGTTACAGTTCCACCACCCTCACCTCTAATAGGATTAATGTCTGCATGTATTCTACCTTTATACTGATACTTGATAATTGTATCAATAAATGTAGTATGTGCTTTGTTAATCTCTCTAGCTTTAGCAATTTTATTAACAATAGGATGACTATGTTCTTGAAGAAAATTTTTAGTAAAGGAAGGTGCTTTTGATTTTGCAGTTCTTTCGTAAGGTAAACGAAGCTTGTCAAAAACTGTGGCGATGCTTCTTGCTGCCCATATTTGAGGTTCTATTCCTGTTTCTTTTTTTACTTCTAGGAGTAAGCTTTCTTCTTGTGATGCTAATTGTTGCTTCAGTGTATGAGCTTTTTGAACGTCCACTCGAACGCCCTTAATTTTCATATCAATTAATGCAGGAAACAATTGTGTTTCAAGATTAAATACATTTGTTAAGTTTTGATTTTTAATTTCAACAGATAATTTTTTAAAAAGTTTTAAAGTTAACTCAGCATCTTTTTCTGCATAAGCACCTACAAACATATCAGGAAGTTTCCACATCTCAGCTTTAGGATCAACACCAGCTTTAGACGCAGCTTCTTTTAAAGCTGTTTCATCCTTAACTTCACCTAACCATTCGTATGAAACACTGTTTAAGGAGTATGAAAATTTGTTTTCATCAACCAATGCTGCCATTACCATAGTGTCTACAATGTGACCATTAATATTAACACCATATGCTTTCAACCAACAAACATCATACATTGCATTATGAAATATTTTTGTAGCAGGTAAAGCACATACATCCTTAATCCAACTCATAACACTAAGTTCATCAAAATGATTTTGTTTTAGGTGACCAAACGAATAATACCCGGACCAACCTTCTACTGCTACAGCAATACCAACAATCTCACCTTCGCCAATTAGTGCTCCAGAACCTCGTAATTTTAATCCTGGATCTCTTGTTTCTAAGTCAATTGCAATATATTTATGGTCTTTTAAATCTGGAAAAGAAGTAGGACTGTTCCATTCTGTTTGAGCTGTATACATTTATTTATAATCCCTTTCAATAATCATTTCTATAAAATGAATTGCTTTTAATAAATCTTGTTTCTTTCCTTTGTCTGCATGTCTAATAATATATTTTATAGCACATCCTTCAGGGTAAAGCAATTTGTTCTCTATTACAAATTTACTTGGTTGAATTTTATATTTTTGATAGTGGGATCCTCCAATTTGTTTGTCATATGGTTTCATATTATTTGTCCTCCTATTGTGTAGTAGTGTGATGTTAATGGTGATAAAATATATAATCTTTGCATTGCTCGTGTTACACCAACAAAAAATAATCTATGTGTAGAGTTTGGATCTTCTGCTGCTTTTTGTGATAACATTGCTGATTGAGTTTCTGTTCCATAATCTATACACAAAACAATGTTTTCTCGTTCTCTACCTTTGGCCCCATGTATTGTAGACAGTTCTATTCTTGGATCTGTTGACAAGTCATCACCACTTTTTAAAATACTTTTTATATATTTTTTTACATCCTCATCAAAACTTAATTGTTGCCAGTCACCTTCAATTAATAAACCGTGATTCTTTTTTAAAATATCTAAAGATATTAATTCATCACCACTTAGTGTCTTGCCACTAGAATAACCATATTTAACGTGATCTTTGTTGTAGTTTAAATACGTCCACATGTTTTTTGTTTCTTCAACTGTAGCTAACTGACCATCATTTAATTTATTCCAAGTTCTGTAAGCTTCTAATGTTTTTTGTGGTAGAATAGTATTA